AGTAGTAACGCTATTGGCATCGCTATTTCCACCAAAATATCCAGAGGTGGTTTGATAACCTGATAGAATTCTACCAGCAGTAGAACTACTTTTTGATACGAAGAATTGCATGTATCCGTTGGCATTTAGACTAACATCGTTAAAACTAACTCGTATTTCTTGCCAATTACTCGGCCAACCTGAGAACTCTACATCTGTAGTGGATCCCCATTGATCGTAGTCAGCAGCAGTTCCGTATACCCATTTAGTGTCAGACGGCGTAGCAAAAGCTAACTGACCAGACCCGTTTGTTTGTATTACTTGGTTAGCACTACCATCAGCGTTTGGTAACTTAAAAGCTACGTCACTAGATGTAGGTGCGGATGTAGGTGGGTTAAGCGATACGCTGTTACCACCCGAATGTTTTAATTTTATTGAACTCATGCTGCTATCTCCATTAATGTAAGTCTGCTAATATTGTTTGCTGTCCCGTTTACTTGACAATATAAATTTGCTGAGTGACCTGTATTTTGTGCGTTCATTCTTATTTTATAAGTAAAAGAACTTGTTGTATTTGGTGAATGTAAAAAACAAATTGGATGTCTACCACCAGCATCATAAACTTCATTAAATCTATAACCTCGATTAGTGGCAGTAGTACTATCTAAAATATTATTACTTCCATCACAAATTGCAAAATTAAATTCATGATTTCCGTTACCACTTGCATCAGAATACCAACATAAATAGCCAGTTACTAAGATTTTACTTGAAGTGCTTGAAGGAGTAATTGAAGTAGATAAACCCGTGTCAGCAAAAGCATTTGTTGAGAAACCCTGTGAGGTTTCAGAGGTAGCCGACCCAGTAACTACTTGAAGAATTTTACCTCCAGCACCACTTGCTAGAGTTGCTGACGTTACGGAGCCAGCTGGTAAACCACCAGCAGATATACCTGTGATAGTACCATTACCATTAATTTGTATTGCCATAATTATACTATTGTGTAAACACTACCACTAGGTACTGTTAATGTAACGCCATTTGCTATAGTGATCGGCCCTGCACTTAAAGCGTTTTTGTTTGTTGAAATTGTGTAGTTGTTAGATATAGTCTGTGAGTTTTCATAGATACATCCGTCAGCTACTGCTGAAGCTACACCTGTTAAACTACTACCATCACCTGTGTAAGATGTTGCACCTAAAGCTCCTGTTGCGGAGTTAAAGGTTAGATTACTACCACTCTTAGGTGCTAGGTCTCCAGTTGCTGCTGTAACGAATACAGGAAAACAAGTTGTGTCTGATGACTCATCTGCTACTGGTATAGTAGAAGTGTTGATAGAGTTTGTAGATGCCGCTGTAATACGTCCCTGAGCGTCTACAGTGATTGCTGGGATTGCTGTGGCTGAACCATAGCTTGCAGCTGTTACTGATGTGTTAGCGAGCTTATCCGCAGTCACTGCGTCGTCAGCTATCTTTGCTGTAGTTACATTTGCATTTACAATAGAAGCTGTTACTACTGCATTACTAGCTAGTTGATCTGCACCAACTGCATCGTCTGCAATTTTAGCTTGTGTGACTCCGTCATCTGCTATCTTTGCTGTTGTAACTGCACCGCTAGCAATCTTTGCAGCTGTAACTGTACCATCACTCGGTGCACCAATACTTACTGAGGCTCCGATGGTGATAATAAAGAAGTCAACACTACTAGCAGGGGCGGCAGAAAAGAGAATATCAGCACCGTCGAGAGCAAAGCCTTCGCTGGGTTGACTTGTACCTGTGTTAGGTTTCTGAACGACTCCATTGATAGAAACAAGCATTTGCTGTGCAAAAGTGCCTGCGTCGCTAAGTGTAAATCTATAAGCTGATCCATTAAATGTTGCACTTCCTCCACCAGTTCCTGACGAACTAGATATTGTATTTATAAAAAAGTTACCTATTGTTTGAGTTTCTTCCCAAGCACTAGATGTTCCATTATATACAAGAAGTTTACCTGTGCCAGTATTAAAGAATAAATCACCACTATCAAGAGAACTTGTAGGGTTCGACGACCCAACTCTATATCTTTCTGAGAAGTCATTAATATCTCCACTAAGGCTTACAAGATCACTTTCTGCAAGTGTAGCTTTGTGATAGTTATATACCTGTCCAGAACCAGTTGATGTTACAATAAAACGTATACCAGCTGCTACAGTAGAACTGTGAAAGTTAGACGGTATGCCGTTTATAGTTACTGTAGATCCACCTACAGTTCTACCTGTTGTACTACTACCACTACCACTTACTACAATACCAGCTGCGTCTGCTATAGAAATAGCAACACCAGATACTGGTTGTGTATTAGGAAATGATACCTCGTTAGCTATAGCTTCAAACCCACCAAATGGTTCTAGTTGTGCAGCTACATAATCTACAACAGCACCAGATGTTGGTACATGTGAGTCACTGTTAGTTATTGTAGTTTGCTCACAACCTATCTTACCTATAGTAATTGCATCATCTGCAATCTTAACTGTTGTTACGTTTGCATCTGTAATTTTAGATGATGTAACAGAGTTAGATGCCAGCTTACCATCTGTAATAGTTGTGTTAGCTATTTTTGCTGCGGTAACCTGACTGTCTGCTATATGAGCAGTATCAATAGAACCATCAACATAGTGCTCTGAATTAATAGAGTCATCGGCTATCTTTGCTCCTGTAATTGCGTCTGCTGCGATGTCAGCTGTAGCGACGCTAAGATCTGTAATGTTAGCACTAGCAACTGTTACGTCTGTAGGTAATGCACCACTACCTAGCTTTGCCATTGTCACAGCATTGTCAGCTATCTTATCTGTTGTTACATTAGCATCTGTTATTTTAGCGGTAGTAACTGCTGCGTCTAATATTTTAGCTGTAGTTACAGCCCCATCTTTGAGATCACTTGTTACTATTGTTTGATTCTGTTCTTCTTGTGCAGCATATAATATCTGCGTCATGTTGTTGTTAAGATCGCCTGCCTTAACTGATGACCCTGCTGTGAAAGTTGCCTTAGCACTGTCTACGTCTGTATCTCTACGAATACGTATTGCAGCTGGGCTTGCTGGTATGTTGCCTGATGTAAAGACAACATTACCACCACCTGTTGTTGTGTAGCTGGTTATGTTATAGTGCGAGCCTGATGTTTTAAGTACACCATCTACGTCAACTTTAACATCAGCTTCTTTTATAGAAGGGAAAGAAAACGATTTAGTTGCGTTTCCATCCCCAGTATAATCTACGAATGTTGTTGCCATTATTTATAAATGTTGAGGATGTTTGCGGAAGCAAATTGTTTCTGTATTTGAGCTTCTTTTTTAATTTTCTGTTCTTTTATAATTTTCTCTATTTCTGGATAATCTGTAAGTTTTCTCCAAGCTAGTACACGAGCTTTTTTAAACATCTGATCTATAATTCTATTATGATAATAGTCTCTAGCATTAAACTCGCTACGCCTACCAGCTTTTATGTCACTATACATTAATTTCATAGAGGCTATAATTTTAGGATCTTTACGTAATTTATCTAGTTTATACTCTAAATTTTGATTACCTATTTCTCGTTGAAGCATAGATCTAATCTCAGGATTGTCAGTTAAATTAGTACCATCAGGTGCATAATAAACAGACATTCTTAGATCATAACCACTATTAAATAAAAATCTTCTAGCAGCTGACTCTTCTAAATTTAAAGCTACAGGACTAAACATATTAAATGATCTAGTCATAAAGTCATAATCTTTAATAGGATTACCAGTAAGCATATCATACTTAACAGGTAGATCTCTACCGGGTAAAAATTCTGAAGATAAGTTTCTATTACGAAGTGACTGGAAAATACCAGAGTTAATCTCACGCATATGAGGATTAATTAGTTTACCTATTTCATTACGTAAACCAGCTAATGGAACTGTATTATTGAGCAAACTAGCTGAAATACGTTCTACCTGACCGGGGCGTCCAGCTGCTAAATCTACAAGCTGTTGAATACCAGCTAAATAAGATTTACTAGATACAGCCTGAGCTATAACTAATGAAATCTTTTGTAGTTCTCTTTCTGTCCACTCTTCTCCCATTAACATACTTGCGTCGCCAACGTCAGCAATAGTAGACATAATAAGGTTAAACGGTTCTATAGAATCATAGCCGACACGTACCCCACCTACATCAATAGTTCTAGGTAGGTATCCTCCATCAATCCAACCTTGACGTTTCTGTCTGTCAGACGGTCCATTACCTGTAAGTCTACCAGACATCCAAGCTTGACTTGCCATAAATACTACAGCAGAGCCTAACGCTAATCGCCCTGTTTGTAGAGCTTTAGCATTTTCTAATTCTACAATACTATTAATACCATACTTTTTAAGTTCGGCTAAGTTTTTATTATTAGCAAATGCTATGTCATTAAATTCTTTAACAAGAAAGTTAAATCCGGGTGTATGCTTACCTGTTAATGCAAGTCCGTTTACACCAGTTCGAGCAAATAAAAAGAATGGTCTAACATAAGGATTAGATGTTAATACATCGTTTAGTCCCTTAGCAAAACCTGTTAAAGGTTGTGTAAGTGTTACTTCTGCACGTGCAAAATTAGTAGCTTCATCTATTATGTTACCGTTTCCATCAAATATCTGCTCGTAGAAATCATCTTCATAAGCTCTCATCAGTTTCTGATTTATCTTAGGCATTTCATATCCATTACCTTGCATATCCAGAACTCGACGCATAGCTTTTTCTCTCATCTTAGCTCTACCTAGTAAAAATGTAAAAGCATCATCAGTTGCTGCCATTATTTTAGTAGAGTATGAAAAGAGATTATTATTATTAATACCACGTACCATGTTAGTAACAGCAAATATAGCTCGATCTGTTGGATCAGCTCTACCGCTTTCTTCTGCCCATTTACGCACAACTTCCCAGTTGTAATCTCCTTTATGAAATTCAGTATATCTTGTTCTAATTGTAGATAATTCTCCACTCCAGTAGCCATTCAGCTTTGTAAAAAATAAATCAAAAGCTTCTGGTACAGCTTCTAGCATACCATTCATAGCTGACAGACTACTTTTAACAGTAGCTGAGTCTCCTGTAAACGGATAGCGTAAAGTAGCACCTAAAAAAGTTTCTAATGGTCTAAGAAATGTTGCAGCACCTGTACCTAAAAGTGCTCGCATAGGAGTTTTAGGTCCGCTTAGTACACTATGACTAACCATTTCTTGTAAACTTCTAATTAATGCTCCAGTACGATCAGGTTGTGATGGATCTAATCTACCACCTCTGAGTATTTTCCTAGCCCAGTTGTCAAAATCGTCTAAACTATTAACGTTTTTCATCATAGAAAACGCTTCAAATAAGGCATTTAGTAAGTTATCATCTGGATCATCTTTAGCTATTTTCAGCATAGATAATATAGACTCCTTTACATCCGCCATGTCTGATTTAACAGCATTATTTACAGCATCATTTAACTGTGTTTGAGTTTTACCAGCACCAAATGATCTAAAATAGTCAGATGCTACAAACCTAGATTTCTTAGTTTGAAACATAGCAGTTAACATAGTGTCAACTATTTGTTTTGCTGGACCATCTATGTCGTCAAGGGACACAATATCTCTTAACTCTCTGCCTGCTATACCTGTATCACGTAACTTTTTCATTAAGTCACCTACAACTAAGTCAGCAGTAACTACTGTTTGACCAGACCATGTTTCGTAAACTTCGTCACCTATAGGAATAGTAGCCGGTTTTTTTTCAAATAAGTCCTGTAAGTACTCATCAGGCGTCATATCCATAGGACTTCTGCCTTTAGTTATTTGATGGAAACCTTCAATAGAGTCTCTCCAAAGCTCACTTAATAAAGCTCTATTACCTTTTACAGCATCTAGTTCTCTTGCAAATTTTTCTGTACTCATTAAGCCACGCATTGTAGACTCAACAATTTCATCAGTCGTACCACCAAATCTAGCAATACGTTCTCTTTCAACAGCAGTCGTAACTCCACCAGTAGAACCATCTTCAGATCCCCAGTCTTTACGAGTACGTTGTAATTGATCTCTAGCATCTCCGGGGTCAACAGTAGATGTGTGAGCACCCTGATGCCTGTCAGCAACTGGTTTATTTTTATCAGCTCTAAACTGTGTTTCGTTACGTCTAAGCTGTGCTAGTGCAGCAGTAGTAGTTTGATCTTCTATACTACCATTACGACGTATGATCTGTCGTTTTACTGCTTTACCACCTTTACCTAGCAGATAAGCAGCACCATCAAATGCTAGTCCAATACCCATACCTTCTACGATGTTTTTCATTTTCATCATAATAGGATGGTCAGTTTCTTTAGTACTTAATGGTGTATCTATCCAGCCATAACGATCTCTCATAGCAGCTAACGCATTGTGTCCGTCTGATTCTTTTGATATTAAATCAGACATACCACCAATAGCAATAGCTCTAGTTACGTTACCAGCTCCTAATAATGCCGAAGCACCACCAGCAAGTAAGGGAATACCTGTAGCTGCAAGCCCTTTTGCTGCTAGTACAGTACCAACAGCTAACGAACCAAAGTGTACAGTTCCTCTCAGTAGTTGACCCCACCATGTTTTAGTAATAATAGGATCTTCTTTATTAGTAAAAGGATCCCAGTCTGGTGTATAAGATCCTGTTTCTGCTATTTCTTTTTTTCTAGCTCCAGAAAGTGCATCAACTGTACGCTCTCCAAAGGTAGTTACGGATGATGCAGTGTCCTGTAACCCACCTGACAAACTAGATTGTAATTCTTTAGCTACACCTTTAATACCCCATTGATCTGCATTACGAGGGTCTTCTCGAGTAGCTACATAATTCTGAACTTGTTGCTGCTCTTCTGCTTGAGATTCAGTAAGTTGATCTGTAATAGCTTGACCTTCTGCAATCTCTCTTGCAACCTCATCTAAGTCAGGGACCGATGGGTCATATGAAGAACTCATTTAGTCTTCCTCCTTTTTGTCATATCCATATTTATCAGATGCTGAATTAATTTTGTATTGTACGGCAGCCTTTAAAAGATAACGTACCTCATTCCACATGTTACCATCTTTATCTACGTCTTCAATGCCTGCAAATAATTTTTCATAGTCTTTAGATTCGTCTGCACTTACAGGTATTAAACCTAACCAACTAACGTCTCCGTTAAGAGTTAACTTTTTCTGTGATTCTAATGCTAAATTAAGTAACATTAGCTCGTCTTGAAATTTACGATCAAAGGTTCTATCAACAAGTGGTATACCGTTCTTATCCATATACTCGAATAACTTAATTAAATTATCACCTCTAATACCATAAACTCCGTACAGTTTGTTTGCTTTTTCTGAATCAGAAATACCAGCTAAACTTTCAACTAGGTCAACTATATTAGTTTTTGAAAGGTTTCCATTTTTATATCCTCCTTCTTGGCCGGGAACAGTTGTAGTAAAGATTGCATCTTCTCCACCATTAGCTAGCATATTTACGCTTATAGGTCTTTCAAGAAGTCCTTCGGTAATACCTTGAAAGTTTTTAGCTGAATTTATTATTGTAAAATATGTTTTAGCATCACTAGGATTATGTGTTAAGTTTCTACGTGACACAGAATCTATTTTACCTTCTAGTGGTGCTATATAAGCATCATACTCATTTCCTATAAGACCTAAAGCTTTAAGTCTCATTACCATCAAACCTCTGGCATCATAGTCTGGATAATATTGTGCTAAGTTAGCATATAGTATTGGTAGATCTCCACCTAACTCTAATTGAATTTTACCTTCGCCTGCATACTTTCCTTCACCAATATGAGGTAGTTTGGATTCTAGCCACGCTTGTTTATCTGTACTAATTAACTCAACATGTTTCTTAAGAATTTTACCGGGGTCATAGTCTACTTCATCATTAGGTAAAGCATCATTATAGTAACCCTTGCTTATTCTATCTGATACAAGTGTAAATGCGTCTGCTCGAGCTTTTGCGGAATCAACATTACTCTTTTCTAACTTTTGAACCGTTTCTAAAAAATCTCTATTAGCTTCAAGTTTTATATAACCTATATTTCTGTTTTGAATTTGAACAGTAGAGCCTTCAAATTGTGTTGAAACATAGCCTTTTACTGCCGTTTCAATTTCCAGTATTGTACTTCTGTTACCGTCTGTACCATTATAAAACTGAGCATCTGATTCCCGTTTAAACTTTGCAACTTCGTCATAAAGTTCAGTACCAGTATATTCTGCCAACTCTTGGTCAGATATTAAAACTGTTCCATTACTATTTTCATAGCGTTCTTTTTGTTCAGTAAAAACACCTTGGAGTCTAACTGTTTCTCGTTCTTTATTTATGTCATTTAGTTTTCTATCAAGTCTTACCTGTGAATCATTCCAAAGTGGTCCCATTTGAGAAAATGTAACCATACGTCCATCTGCATGTTTAAACTTAAGTTCATTCATAAGGTGGTAGTAGTCATCGTCTTCCAGACCTAAGTTTTTATATGCATATTCTACAGCGTCTTCAAATTCTATTAAAGTTTCTTTTTTAGCGTCTGTGTCTGATAAACCTTCAGCTTTTTTAGCTTCAAAAATACTCTGAATCATTCCATTTTTAGAATCGAATAAAGCGTTAAAATTTAAGTTACCACTTTTACTATTTTGAATTGTACCAATAATGGTTGAAGCTCTGCCATACTCAACATTAGCACTTACTTCAGCATTAGCAGCACTATTATTTACAACACCATCTGCACCAAGTTCGTTTTTAATATTTGTTTTTAAAGTTGGTAAGATATGTTTTATAATATCTCCGTCACTAATTCGAGGATTAGAGTCTCTAACATAACCTAGATAATGTGCAGCAGCTTCTTCTAGCCACTCTCTTTTATCATCAGGGTTAGTTAGTTCGTCAAATCGTAAGCCAGTTTTGGAATGTAATAAATGTCTTTTAGCAGTTTCCCAAAAAGCAGGCTGCATTATATTTGCTTCTTGAGCAGCATTAGAACCTGTAAGTCCTTTAGATTGTAACAGTGTTGATTTAAAAGTTCCAAGACCGTCCCTATCTATTGTGACTTCGCCGTCTGGTCCTTCAAAAGTATAACTACCAGTTTCGTTTATTGACTTAGTAGCTGCACCTATTTCTATTTGAAAGTCTTTATCTATTTCAGCAGATTTTTTTTGAAAGTCAATGTCAGCGGCGTTCCACTTGGTCATGTACTCGTCATCACTGCCTTTGTCGTCTATGTTTTTAAGGTAGTTTCGGTTATCTCTAAACTTGTTATACCTTTCAACCATTCGTAAGCCAGACTTAGTTAGACTGACTGCATCTTTAAACGCTTTATCTCTAACTTTTATAGACTCATTAAACTGCTCTATATTAGCTTTAAAAAAAGCTTGAGTATCTTTAATCTGTTCGTCTATATTTTTGTTTACAGCTTCTGTTAAGTCTGGTTCTGTTAGGGCGTAGTTGTATTTTTCATCCATGTAAGGAGCACCTTTGCCCCTTCCCATAGACTCGTAATATCTTGATACTGAATCTGTCATTATTTTAGTCCCAATAGTTTGCTAAGTATAGTAGCACCTTCTGTACCACCTAACGGCATTGTACCAATAGACATAACTTGACTTGCAATACTTAACGCACCACTCAGTCTATCGCTTGGCGGCATTAATACAGGAGCACCATACTCTGGTCGTATACCAAGTGTCTGTCTGTTCTTAGCCAGTACAGTTTGATACTTTCTTCTCTGTGCTGTAAATCTTCGTTGCATGTTTGCACCAAACTCATTTTCTATTCCAGCTTCAAGTTTACCTTGAGCTCGTAATAAACTAACAAGATTTTTTCTTCCAGCTGTTCGTGATCTTCCACCTTCAAGGGCTTTGGCAGTTTCTTTACTTGCAAAGTAACTTGAATAACCTTGCTCTAAAGCTTTAAAGGCTTGACCTTGAGCATATCTAGCTCTTTGATAGTCGTCAGATATACTGCGGCTAAAACCTGTTGCAGCTAGGTTTGAATTTTTAACAGCTTGAGCTTCTCTATTAAAAAATTTTAACGATTCGGAACGATACCTAGCATCCTTCTCCATCCATCGTTGTTTCGCAGCATTTCTAGCTGCGGCATTAGCGTCTACGCACACGGCAAAATTCTATAAATTCTAAATTGTATGGTCCATGTCTAAGCTTACGCAAAAACTTGAAACCTAAAAACTTTAACAGTTTTAAATGTACTGTATTTCTACAGTCTACTATGTTCCACAAGAGGGGCTCTTCACGGCTATCGACATACCGTTTGGCTTCTCTCGCAAATGTGATTGGGTAGCGTTGTACGTCTGGTGTACATAACATCCAGATTACTCCGCCTTTTCCTACTCCGGCTAGTCCGGCAGTCTTGCCGTCTGGTACTGTGAAATACACAGCAGAGCCTTCCTCAGCAGCCAAAGGTAGTAAGATCATAGGATCTAGCCCGTGACCTTCTACCACCTCTCTGAGGTCGTCTGGACGTAGGTTGGAGGCCACCTCTAGGGCAGCCTCAGTTGTGATTGGGTGAATGTAATTAGGCACGTCTGTAAAATAATGGTGAGTAGTCTCCCTCCCATGCCATAGCTCTTAGGGTAGCTGGAGCTGGGTGACTTGATTTAAGTTTAATTTCTACGTTTTTATTCTTTTCGTAAACAGGTATAGTTTTGATATACTCTTCTAAATATGGTGCATCCGATACCTCATACTCATCTAATAATGATGATTCATATATCTCTGTATAGTCATCTTTTCCTATGCGTGTTAGCGTCGTTTCGTATAGACCTATCTTACCAAAATGTAATTTAAGTCTGTGTACAATAAGTGACGAATTAACATCAGCAAAAGATTTTTCTCCCTGTAATTTTTTAGGATAGATGCGTGGAAACTCTATAAGATACTCGTATAAGTAACCTATAGTAAATGTACCTGTAGACCAGTCTCCGGGGACTGTAAAATCGTCTCCGTTAATTACAGTAGGTAAAGCATATCTTGCTAACCTAGTTGAGTTAGTACCTAAATCAATTATAGCTAAAGCATAATTTGGTGTGGTAACTTGATCTATCCAATCTGATTGATTACTAAAGGTTGTTAAGTTTGTACTTGCACTATAACTTCCATTACCAACAGTAGTATGATTATCTAAATGTATTTGATAATTAACATCATCTTGTGTAATAATAGGATCTTCGTCTGACTGTACAAGTTTAATACTCTGTAAAAAGTTATCTGTATCTACAAAAAAATATTCATCATTTATAATAAAATGATACAGTAATGGATTGTTTAGTTTCCATTTAAACCATGCTTGTTGCTGTCTTTTATCACCTACAGCTAAATATTTATAACCAAATACTGTATCAGAATTAGTTTTACCTATTAGTATAAGAGAGTTTTCTCTGGAATTAGTAAATAAATCTAAGTCTTTAGGTAATAATGTAGGTACTAGCTTGCTAATTTCTACGACATCAGGCTCTCCTTCTCTAGATGTGTTAGCCATTTCGTTTAATCGACTAAATTTACCAGAGTTGTCAAGGTAGGATATAGTAGTTCCTAATGATATAGGAGCTATATCTTTGTTATAGTTAAATGTAGATACACTTCGTAACTTAGCTGTATCTGGATTTAGTACAGTATCGTCTGTAGACAGTAAAAACTGTTGGTTTGTACTAAATACAAGCAGTCCAGCATTGATTTCTATACCATCAAATATATCAGATGGGAACATAGAGGCAGCAGATATGTCAATAGGGTCACTAGCTGACACTGTA